GGGTTCGGACGTTTGCTCTTCCGATCTAGTGGTCTGCGTGGCAGAAACGATAGGGACGTTTGCTTCAACAGCCAATCCTCTAAGTTCTTCAGCAATAGCCTTAATATACGAATATGAATTGACATTGCTGCCTGCGCGATAACTGGAGGAAGCACATATATTAAGGTAATCAATGAAAATAATATCAGGTCTAAATGACTTCTTAAGTGCAAGTTCATTAAGAAGTGACTTAAAGTGTCCACTATGTGCAGATGCGGTGGGATACTCTTTAATTATAAGAGACCCTTGAGTTTTTTGTGCGAGGTTTGTTACCTTATTCTCAAACATTAGTTTGGGAAGATCAGTCAGTTCCTGAATGTTTACATTGAGAAGGTTAGCGTCAATTCTTTCAGCAATTTTTTCTTCAGCCATCTCAAGCGTGATGTACAATACGTTACTTCCTTGAAGGAGAACGGAAGCAGCCATATGGCACATAAACAAAGACTTACCGACCCCTGTACCAGCAAGAGCGACATTAAGACTCTTATTAACAAGACCTCCCTTTGTAATCTTGTTAAAGTAATCAATATCAAACGGGATGCGATCCTCTTGTCTGTGGTAGGACTCGTACCTGGCTTCGTAGTCCTGGAGATAATCATGACCGACGTGGTTATCAAAACTTACAGATAAAGCATCCGATAAGATGCTAGGTATTGCATCGCGGTTTCTCTTCTCATCATTACCATCTGCAATGTTAATAGAATCCATCAGTGCAAGATAGATCGCACGGTCTCTGCACCATTTCTCAGTGGTATCAAGCAACCAATTAAACTCTACAGTAACATCTTCAAGACAAGAAATCAGATGATTAATTTCCTTATAAGATGATTCATTGATATCAGATCTCTTTCCAATCTCGATGAAGAGTGCTTCTTTCGTCATAGGTTCATTGTAGTTCTCTACAAAAGAAGCAATTTCCTCAAATACTACTTTTTGATTGTAGTCTTCAAAGTATTCTTTTTTTAGAAAAGGAAGGGTCTTCCTAAGAAATTCTTCATTATATAAAAGGCTTCTAAGAATTAGAAACTCAACTTTTTCCATCAGTGTCTTCCTCGTCTTGATATTCTGGGGTCAACCACCATCCATCATGTGGATCGTCATTGATATGTTCGTATTCTTCAGGATCCATAACTAAACTCCTCCCTAGCGATTTCGTCTAATTTCTCCATCACTTCGGGAGTAAAGTAAACTTCGGGATCTTTGAGGATCGCCTTAGCATATACTTTTTTAGTTTCTCCGTCAACAGTCATTTCATAACGACCTGCAACGTTTTTCCAAAGTCCTCCAATCTCACCGAGTTCAAGAAGACCATAATATCGATCAAGACCACGCTCATCGTAATACAAACGCACCGTAACATCTTTGTTCTCCTTACTCAAACGCGACTTAGCAGTCTTAGCCTTGATAAGATTTCCGACGACTGACGTTCCATCCTTTTCTTTTTTCTTTGTGAGGTAGATGATTGTAGATGCAGCATACTTGAGTCCACTGCCTCCACCCATTTCCTTTGTAGGTACATAAGCTCCAATAACATCGTAGGTGTGGTTAGTAACAATCATGGGGATTTTTGCTTGACCCAGTTTAAGAGTAAGCATACGAAAAGCACCCTTAATGAGTTGAGATTTTGTCATGTCCCTGACCTGTTTTTCATCAAGGGCATCTCTAATTTCTTTCTCAGTAGAAAGCATTCCTAAAGAGTCTAGCACAAACATACAAGGTTTACGTTCCCCCTCAGGTGCTTTGAGATATATATCCACTGCTTTGAGTGCCTTGCTTCGGAACTCCTCAACAGTCACTACATTAACCACAACAAGACGTTTAAGGTCAATTCCACGACTTACTAGTAGTGACTTATTAACTGCTGCCTCAGTATCAAAATAAAGGCAATATGCATCGGGATTAGTATCCAAGAAGTTCTTGACCACTGCGAGTGAAAAGAAAGTCTTTCCAGTAGAACTTTCCCCAGCAATTGCAGTGATTTTATTACCAGAAACACCACCACGGATAGACCCAGATACAAGAGCATTAAATATGAACGAACCAGTGTCAACGTATGTTTCAGTTTCGTCAATGTCTGCTGCGAGTTGTGTGTATTCATCACCAATTTCTTTTACAATATCTTTTAAAAAGTCCATGTTAAAAATTCTTAAAAACTGTAGATATGTTCATATGACCGTGAAAATATCCTGCAACTATTATACCAACTGCAAAGAGAAGACACAATAGAAGAGATATAATCAACGGTATTTTTTTATTCGTATACATTGATCAAGTTAAAACTCAAAGTTCTTCTTGTCTTTCCAGGAATACGATGCGGATAATAAGTGTGAGGAAGACTATTTGGAAATAATAAAGTCTTTCCTCTATACATTTCTGGAAAATATTCATAACTTTGATATTGTGCATTTTCTCCATGCATAAAATTGAATTTTCCGAATGGATGGATATCATCATACTCATCAATTTCTTTAGGATGCTCCAGAACCAAAACTCCAGAAATCAGTCCTCCATGTGCATGACATGGAGTAAAGTCATGCTCTCCATAAATGTTTACCCATACATCAGCACATTCATTACCTTCCTCAGACTCATTATCTTGAATTTTCATCACTATGTCTCTCTTATCTATATCTCTAGTTAGACTTCGATATGCTCCATCATCTACTAGTTCAGAAAAATATTCATTACCAAGATATTCCAAATAATCAGTCAATCCAACTTCATCCATGAAATCAAAGTGCAAGAAAATATTTTCTATATCTCTCCCGAGAAGATTTTTGAATTCTCCATCAAAAAAATTTCCATGTTTCTTTCTAAGACCATCGTCTTTTAAAACTTCATCAATATGATCATTAACTGCGTCAATGATAAAGTCTGGACAATCAGCCTCTAGCACCGTTGGTCCAAAGGGTTTAATAAACTCTCCCTCAAATTCCATAATAACTCCTACAATAAAATGATAATAGCATTAAGCAAAGAAAGAATCAAGACTAACTTTCTTTTCAACACTCCACCCAATAGCATCAAGGATGGACTTAAGAGGTTCTAAGAAACTCTTATCAAACTGAAGTTCATGATCAATATACTTGGTCAAGTTCAATTCATGAGGAAACTCTTGGATAAAAGACAAAACATTTTCATGGATTGGATTTGGTTTCTTCATGTATATGAACTTAATTTTTTCACCATTATTGATGAGAGAATACTTGTTATCAAGTTTATTCTGTTTCACATAATAGTTAAACAAAAGTGATCCTCTAACATGAATAGGAGTTCCTTTTGTGTAAATGTCCGAAGATGAGGTATACTTTTTAACGTCAGATGCTGTTCTCGGAAATGCAATTTCTTCTGGAGGAAGAGACTTAAATTCTTTCCTACAGTTTTCAATGAACTCAATAACCTCATCCTCTGTTCCATTAAGAATAATCTTAAGAGCATCCTTAATCATCTTACGACAAGGAGCAGGAGTGGAAGACTTAACAGCCTCAAGTCCCATGATCTTTAGTTTAGGATCTTCATAACGAACACCTTCACTGTCCCATACGTTAAGAATATAACGCTTCTTCGCAGTCCAAATACCACGATCAGCGATATTCTCACGTTTCATAGTCATCTTTTGTTCATACGCCGAAACATAATTCGCAAGATTCTGATAGGATTGTTCGATGAATGGTTCCAACTTGTCTTCACAGATCTGATCAAGTATTCCAACAATCTTTGTTTTATCGTCAGATTGAGAACTAAAAAATTTATCAACAAGAGGTCCAAGATTAAGATAGATTGAATCGGTGTCGGATGCAATAACATAATCCTCACCCTCAGTTTGAAGTAGTTTATTTAGATATCCATTCATCCTCATCTCGATCCACCTGATGCTAACCTGACCGGAAAGTGTAATGGCTTCTGCGTTTGCAAGTTTGTAATACCTGAAATATTGATTACCAATAGCACCATAAGCAGAGTTAAGAGAAATCTTCTTCGCCATTTGAATGTTGTTGCATCGAGAGATTTCTTTTTCAAGTGCAACAGTAGGCGTCTTCTCATACTGCTGTTTAGCCGCAAGCATTTTCTTCTTGAAGATAACACGGTCTCCATACATCTTCTCCATCAATTCAGGCAAGAACCCCTTTACATCCTTACGATACATAGCACCGTTAGCGCAGATTGCATTGTCTTTGTACATTTCAAATGCAATCTCTTCGTTCAAGATTTTATCTACATTGACGTTGGGATGCCTTTCATCCAGAAGAGTTTCTGGAGAAATGTTGTATTGCATAATAAGGTGAGGGTAGAGACTGTTAAGGTCAAAACTAACAACCCAATCATAAACTCCCGGAATAGGTTCTTTAACATAGGCACCTGCATACTTATCGTTTTTATCAGAGCGTTCTTTTGGTGGAATAACTACATTCTTGTCCTTCAAGTAATTATATATGATATTATCCCACATCCGTACCTGATAAAAAACATCATTATAATTAACCTTTGCTTCATAAGCCATGGTTACAGCAAGTTCAATCAATTTCATCTTGCTTTCCAATCGGTCTACAAGTTCAACGTCAATGATATTGTATTCTACAAACTTCTGCCAGTTACCAGTATAGAAATCTTTGAAAGTATCAAACTCAGAGTGATCGAGTTTCTTCTGTCCAAGTTCTACATTAGCAATATGATCCAATCGATATGATTCCTGTGCCTTATAGGTAAACTTCTTATACAAGTCCATATAGTCTAGTTGAGAAAGACCGCCCACCTCAAACGCGATGTTCTTTCTTCCCATAATATAAACTTCTTGCTGACTCACAAGACTCCAAGGAGAAAACTTCTTCATAGCCTTCTCACCCAGAACACGATTCAATCGTCCGCAGATATATGGAATATCATACAACTGAACATTCCAACCAGTGATGATGTCTGGATAGTTGTGCTCCCACCAATCCAAAAACTTGGTGAGCATAGTATATTCATCACCACAATAAATGTAGTTGACGTTCTCTTGACTATTCTTGAAAGGTTTTACACCCCACACAATAATCTTTTTTGTATTGTAATCTTGAATAGCAATAGTGAGCATCTCTTCTGCTACAGACTCTGTGTCTGGGAATCCATATTCAGCAGAAACCTCAATATCAATAGTGAGTAACTTAAGTTTTGTTATATCAAACTTTATCTCTTTCTCAGGATACTTCTCCGAAATATACTGACTCACATAACGATCATTTCCATAGATCTTAAATCCTTCAACATCATCATACTTTTTATAAAACTCTCTACAGTCTCTGACCGTTCCTGGTTTAATTGGCTCTACATATTCACCTTCAAGAGTTTTATATTTAGATTGTTTTTTAGAAGGAACATACAAGGTTGGAAAGAAATCATCCTTGTACATAACCCTCTGACCATTTTCATATCCTCTGACCAGGAATTTGTTCCCGATCATTTGGACATTAGTGTAGAATTTCATTAGTTACGTTCAGATGACGAATAGACATTTCAAATTTTTTGTTTCCGATCTCACCAAGATTGACTTTTTTACCAGTGTAAGTCTCATAAGAAATTAGAAATAATGTATAAAGATGCCAGTGTACTGGGGGAATATACTGAGGAGAAAGACAAAGGTGCATATGATCGAAATCATAATCTAGTATATCATACTTTTCTTTTATCGTAATATTCATATTAGGTATTAGACCCCTGATGTAATCAAAATCTACCACATCTAATCCATCTATAGCATTTTGACTGGTAATCCAGGTATAAGATTTAATTCTATCTTGAGACCTAAGATAAGCAATCCAAGCTCCTTCATCAACATCATGATTATTTTTAATGTGATAGTATTCATGCTTATTCCCCTTATTGAGAGGAATGCTCTCATCTTTCACGGATGCACGGTTCCACATATCATTGGAATACAAAACATCATGATGATGATCTATATTAATGATTTCTAGATCAGTTTTATCTCCAATATCGTAGAGAATATTATCATGATCATATGCGAAACTAACTGGTACGTCATTATAAAGACATTTGTTAAATAATTTCCATAGATAAAAAAGATTGCCCTTATCAAAAATAAGATCCGATTCCTTTATCGTTGGTTTAAATCTGAAGAAATTTTCCCATCTAGTGGATGCATTATCATTCCAAAATGAATCTTCATATTCGGAAATGCTTGGACCCATAATGTAATCTAGGTCAATACTTAAAATTCTCATTTCACCAATGAATTATATTTTTTTGTTAGTTCTTCTGTAGGATCGGAGATTGTTAAAATTTTATCAGAACTAATCATAAATTCACTCTGCGTAGTAATATTCAACAGCCAAGGTTCCATTGATAGTGATGACTGATTTAGAATATAAGGTGCAATTAATTTACAATCTGGTTCACCAAGTTCTGATACTACTTCCTCAAGCTTTGAAATGAGAACAACGTTATTTGTTAGTAGTATAGATTTTATCATTGAGTAACCTCAGGAACATCCGTTGCTGCTTCGGTAACATACTCTCCTTCTGGTGGTGGATCGATAATGTATTCTTCTTCAATACTAGAAGGATCATCGATATAATTATCTTCAGGATCATCTTCGACAAAAGTATGACTTTCATCCAGACTCAAATCTTCCTCGCTAGCATTAACAATATCCCGATCATACAAGTCAGAAACTTTACTAATAGGTGTAAGCATTGTTACGACATAATCTGCAGGAATAGGAACATTCATGTCTTTTGATAAAGGAATCCAAGGAACCATTCGTACACGGAAATTATCTTCATTATCATCATCCATTGCAAGGTCAACCAAGCAAGGTCTGGTTAGAATATATCCAATAACTTTAGCTTCTGGTCCTGGACCACTCATCCATTCTTTGATTCCAGCAATAATTTGCTCACCCTCACGGGTCACAATAAGTCTAATATTCATGATTACTTGATAATAATTTTTACTTGTGGATTTACGTGGTGGTGATGATTGTGGTTGTTTTTATACTTCCAGCAACTTTCCAAGGGTTGAATTGTTCTCCTTGTGAACCATCCCCATTCATCATATTTAGTGGTGTATACAATCTTCTTACAGCTTTTTCTGTCGTGTCGAACCATTACATTTGGTTCGGGATAGTAATACTTATGGTTGCCTCTCGGAGTTTTAGGATGGGCAATAGCAGGCGTTGCAACCAAGATTGCTGCTGCGGCAAAGAGAAGGGATTTCATGAGAGTTCTCCATTTATAAGTATTTTAACAAGAAAAAGGAGGGGCGTCAACTGGATTGTGCCAGTTACCCCTCCGTCTGCGACGACGATATTCAGTTTTATTTATAAGTAATCTTTACGCTTATGTGCCTCTGGAACTATTTTACCAAGTTCAACACTCAGAAGCCCATCTTCAAATACAACTGATCTAACTTCCGTGTCCTCACTGAGTGTCCAGGAACGTGTAAAACTCCGTTGAGCCACACCTTTGTGGACATAGTTAGTTTCCGTCTCGTTATCTTCCTTCTGACCTTCGATAAAGAGTTTACCATCTTGTGTGTATACATAAACTTCTTTCTTCTTGAATCCTGCAAGTGCTAACTCCAATCGAGATGTAACATTATTTACTGTTACTAGATTATATGGAGGATAATTCGATGTAGTTTCATGTAGTGTGAAGATTCTATCAAAGTAATCTTCCATTCCAATACTGTTTCTATGAATACGATCCAACAATTGTGCAATGTTAGCCGCATTATACCTTGTTAGGTCTCCCATTTGATAGCTCCTTTAATAAGCGAGTTTGTGTTGTGTGGACCCCGAAGGCATCCGTACATATTTATAGCATAAAATAAAAAAAGAGGCAACGGGTAAACCATACCTCTTTATTGGGTGTTCCGACTTTCGTAGAGACCGCACGAAAAGAGTCTCGGTTTTATTTATGCCTTCATCAAAACTTGTCCAGAGGAATCAGTCGGTGTGCAGCATAGGCTTTCTCATGACCATTTCCGTCCATCATCAAAGGAACAGCACCAAGAATAGTGAACTGAACTTTGTTGTCCATTTCGCAAATGTTCATCCCCTTCATATCAAGAGATTTTTGAGCATAGTTGAAGATATTGGAGTGAGCACACTCAATATCAGATTGCATGTCCTGAAACTCTTTCTTCAAAGTTTCGCGACTGCGTTGGGCGTCATCATAAAAAACAACGTAAGTGTGACGACCAGTTGCTCCATTTTCAAGCATGGTGCGAATGAGACGAGCAGTATTCGTCATTCCTGGTTTGTAAAGAGCAAAATCAGGATCACAATCCAACTGAATGCAGGGGTCAATACGATTTCCCTTTTCGTCCTTCATATCAGGACAGGTAGAAAGCCACTCCATCCAATCTTCGCGGGACTTCTTACGAACAATCTTCGCAGTGTCTCCCTCAGAACGAGCATAGATTGCGTTGATGATCTTAGTGATAGATCCACCAGAGTTTGCTGGGTAAATTTTTTCGATATTTAGTTCGTCATACAACCAACGCTCAATATCAGTCTTATTGCGATTCAAAACACCATAATCAATACCGGTGCAACCACCAACAATAAAGTCTTCTTGCTTAACGCGACGTTGAACAGGGTGATAATTACCAAGAATACCAGTGTTAAGTTCTCCACGTTTACCTTCAATAAGTGGAGAGCAAAGTGCAGCCGGCATATATCGAGCACCAAGTCGCATTAGAGTCAAAGCACGAGTTCGTGCTTCTTTAAGTTTGTGATCGGAGAATACAATACCAGGGAAATAATCAGTCAACCATCCTTCCACACGGATGGAATTTTCCATATCATCTACAGCAGTCCCCGTATTCTGTTCGTCACGAACTCCGACGTTGGTAAATTCATCATCATCTTCATTTTTGGTGTTGAGATCAAGCCAAATAAACTTGATCAAACTTACACCATACTTTTGATGCATGTATGCTTGAACAGCAGGATCATCAGGATTCCACTTCTGTTCATAAACACTCAAATCAACCTGAGTGTTGAAAACTTGCTTAACGTTGTTAAGCGTCAAAATAGTCATTTGTTTTAGTCTGCCAGGGGCATAATGATGAGAACTTCGTTTGCCAGGGGCACTTGTCTCATCGTTTACTCATCTATTATACAGAGTGGGTGACGGTTTCGTCAAGGGCCAACCTGTCCCCAAGAACCAGAACTATCAGATCAAGCGTCCTCTGGTGTGGTCTCTGCTTCCACCCATACCATGGCTTTTTCTTTCCAGGATATGGTGGAGTCTGACCAACATGGTAGTATTGGTCAGCAGTGATATCATATATCTTGTCTGTAGTTTTATCAACTAACCACCAATGAGAGCAATCGTGATAATCAATTGCTGTTCTCTGCTCAAGGACATCAGTGTCCATCAAGTAGAACAAGGCTTGTGAGGAATGATAACAATGTCCAAACATTGGATTGGTTGCATTCTCTGCACGATATTTTTTAGTAACCATTTCTGGTTTTAGGTTACTAACAATAGATCCCATAACCGATTCAATATCAGTCATGGGATAGGGATCAAATTTTAACGTTCTAGTTTGAAATATTTCTTTGCCTTTATAACGATGACGTTCAATTGTTTTCATTTCAATTAGATTTTTTCTTACTTCCTATAGAATATTTTGTCTCTAAGATCCAATCATTCTTGTCGCGGAAAGAAAGAACCTTGATCTGGTTGAGAGGTGCAATATCGGCAACGTCATCTTCACTAACAATAGATACTAATCCCCAATCAGAAAGAAGTCTTGCAATGCGATTCCTACGCTGCACATCATTTACAGTAAGGTTTGCATGTTTTCCGTCAAGTGCAAACAGTTCTTTAAAGTGGGTAATATAATACTTACCCTGCTTGTGCAGAATGTGGCAACTTTGATAGAGTTTTTTCTCCTTTCTGGATGCAACTCCAATACGAGTCAGTGTTTCACGTACCTTCAAAAAGTCATCAGGTTCATTAAGAAGAACCTCTACCATCATATTAGGAGACCAATTTACTTGTGGTTCAACAGTTTGATTAGTCATTTTCTACCGCCAGTTTCAAGTCTTTGTTTAATAAATTTAATTTGTTCACCAGATAAAATTTTCAATGCTTGCAATGCTTTTTCAGTACTATAACCATAGTATTTCTTTACACATTCTAAGTCTTCTATTTTATCTTTACGGAGCCAAGGAGAGAATCTCTTCTTTTTTCTCAAACTATTTAGATAAAATGAATATTGCATATCTTTGTCTAACTGATGATTCTTGTTCATCTCATTAGCAAACATAATACAATCAAGATGACCTGCAAGACATTTATTTACAATAAACGGCGGGTATTGTTTAACGATATCAGGGTTTCCTTTAATAAGATTTTCCTTATTAAAGTTTACAGAGTTGAGCCAGTCTTTGAGTTCCATTATTTAAATACAGCAGTTACACCAACAATTGTTGCTCCAGGATTTCTTGCTAAGGCAACTTCCCTAGCATCTTGATAATCTCTCGCAATCACAGTCTCTTTAAAGACTTTTCCAGCTTTGAACAGAGTTACTTCACAAGTCATCGGATAATCTGAATGTCGTCATCGTCTGTCCATAGTTCAACCTTTGTTCTAAATCTTCCTTCTCTCTTCAGTTTTTCATATCTCTTGGTTGCTTTCTTCTTCCACCAAGAAATAATATTCTCAAGGTGAAACTTGTCCCAGTTCTGACCACGAACTAAAGTTTCCTGTTCACCACTAATAACTTCACGAACATTTCCATACCCATAGTCAGAGATATAGAATCTCTTCTTTTGAGTTAGGTTGAAAGCAGTATCAATAACAGAATTAAACTCATTCAGTTTTTCAGTATCCTGAAGTGACTTACGAATGATAGAAATCATTTTTGTCTGACGCTTCAGTTTCTTAGAAGAAGCCTTACTATCAGTCAAAGGAGTGTTGTTATTGAGAAGAGTAAATCGATCATGAAGACGATGAAACACTTCATCATGAAGGAGGGGAAGGAACTTGCTTTCAGTCAGTCCCTTGTAGCGCATAAAAGGTTTGAGTCCATCGTACTGTGAGGCATCTGTAGTAGACCCATAGAGAGACGTGGTTTCAAACAGAGCAATGTCCTTCTCAAAGACCTCGTTCAGCGTCTCACGGGCGAAGTGAGAGCAGCACAGGAGAGCAAGGAGTTTACCCCCAAGATAGTTATAACCAAAAGGTTGAGAAGGAACGATAACGAATCCCATCGCCGCATGACGATTGAAAATCCTGAGATCAGGTGCCTTTCCCAACCAAATGTTTCTTGGTTTAGAGTTAATAGTAGGAGAACCAAACCGAATAAATCCAAGCACAGTCTGTGTTCTCTTTTCAAAAACTACCCAACGTAGTTCTCTTCCAGGTATATTGCTTTCATTGTTATGAGAAGAAACTGCTCTCAGCAAGTTTCCATAATGTTCTTGAGGAATAGATTGTTGAAACCTATCCCCAACAAACTTAATATCAAATTCCATCTCTTCAGGATGAAGGTCTTCGTTGAAAAACTCATCATGCAATGAAAAGATGGAACTGGTTGAATTGATTACCTCTTTCTTTACGAACCTAAGGTAATCTTCGATGTTCCCCATATTGGAGAAGTAATCTATAAACTCGTTTGCTGCCCATACAGCATCAGATTCACTCAGGTTCATAATCAGGTTCATTATATTTCAAAAATTCCCAGAAGGTTAGTTTCATTTCCTTATGGGTCATACCACAATGCTTTGCAGCAGCTGGTAGAGTCATTTTAGCACGGAATAGTGCTTCATTAGCTTCTTGAACATTCTGAGAAGTAGTTTTTACTTTTGGTTCAACAAGATTCTTAAGGTCAATATTAAAGAAAGCCATCACTTAATTGCGCGAGAAAGAGCCCAAGTCAATTGGTTTACACTTTCAGTCATAACTCGATATCCAGTACCAACATACAATTGACCAGTGACCACTGCTAGTGTAGCGATCCCCCAGAAAATATAGTAAAAACGAGACTTAACTTGTGCCTTAAGTTTTACATTCTGTTTGAGGTTTTCTAGTTCGCCATGAATATCTCTGTGATGAAATCTAAGAGACTTATCAATTAGTTTATTGATTTTCTTTTTCATATCAAATAATGAGTTTCTTTTCTTCGGGTGTGACGAGTTTGCTTCCATAAATCTCATTATACTTTCCCTTTACTCCAGGATCAACATCTGTAATGTACACAATATGCTGACGATTCACATTAAGTTCTGGGTTAGACTTATCAGGAACCAGAGCCCAAGGAGCAAATCCAACTGTTTGATTTTGGTTTGGAAAAACTACAAGACCATTTTTAATGGTCACAGTAGTTTCATCTTCTGAAACAAGTTCTGCAACAACTTCTTCGCCAGTCGCCATACGAAATAGTTTGATTTCAATCATTTAACTTTCCAATATACTGATAGATTAATTGCCACCCAAATTCATAGGTGTCTCCATTTTCGTCCTGAAGATAAAATGGAATATTAGGATGCATTCTTTTTGCACTGTAGTAATGACTAATAACGTTGTAGTCATCATCAACACACCGTTCGTGTTCTAACTGATCTTCAGTCATTTGAACTCACATTCCACCATAATTTCGGTTAGACAAGCAAGCATATTTATCTCTTGATCCGCCACGAACGCGATCTGATACTGATACTTAGCAAGAATAAGCACAGCAGCAGGGATACTATTCGGAACCAAGGAATCATGAAGAACATCGTAAATACGACGCATGAGGACACAAGAATCGTTATCCAAGTTGTTAACGACCCACTTGCGAACTTCCGAAAACTCTTTCTTCTTAAGGTTTTTAATAAGATCATTTACCTTTACATCGCTAAATGATGCAAGAATACCACTATCGATTTTACCCGAAGATGAGTATCTTTGCAACTCGTTTAAAACACGACGCCAATCTGGGAAGTGTTTGTTTATTAGTTCTACCAGGACCTTGTTATCATATTCAACACTTTCTGTACCCATGATGTCTTGGATACGGGAGAAGAATTGTGCTGCAAGTTTTGGTCGGTCTTTACTATTGGTAGAAAAGTCAATACATGCACATCTGGAGTGAAGTGGCTCGACCAATCGGTTTTTGTAGTTGCAGGTGAAGATGAATCTGCAGTTTGCACTAAACTCCTCAATAAACGCCCGTAGGAGGAGTTGTACATCGTTGGTTGTGTTATCTGCCTCATCAATGATGATGACTTTGTGTTTAGCAGTTGCCGTAAGCGAGACGGTCGAAGCGAAGTTTTTCGCATTGTTTCTGACAGTATCGAGGAATCTACCCTCATCGGATCCATTGATGACATAAAAATCTACTCCAAGTTCGTTACATAGTGCTTTTGCTACGGTTGTTTTACCACACCCAGCAGGACCAGCCAGGAGTAGATTTGGAACCTCACCTTTATCTAGGAAACTTTTGAAAGTCTTCTTAGTCTCTTCAGGAAGAATACAGTCGTCAATAGTTTTGGGTCGATACTTTTCAACCCAAAGAAATTCGTCGCGCATAATAAGAAAGTAAAATCAGTTGATGCTCTTGATCGCCAAGAGAGTCTCTAGAGGAATCCATGCAGGATTCTCATCTGCAAACTGAACTTGAACTTCGGTAATAACTCGTTCCAGTTGTTTGCTGTAAGTTTGCCTGGTATTTTTAACAGGACTTAGTGGATTTTCTACACCCATTCTGGTTTACGCTCAGGAATACGTCTGTAATTATCGCACACCCATGGTTTAGATGCAATATACATTTTGTACTTGCTGTAGATATCAACACCCGTATCATACTTGAACTCATCAGGTCCAGCAAAAACAAAAGGTGTAATCCTATCAAGATCTCCCTTTGGAAAAATGCCTAATGCTTCAACAAGAGTTTTGTAGCATGAATGAACCTTTCCGTACCTGAGAGTATACTCATTGCACATATGAAGTCCATGCTTAATTAACCAGTAGGAATTATGAATGCTCTCCGAGGCCCACTTAGTACAGGGGTGATTTCGGAATGCACCTTTTTCAGTTTTATATGGTTGTCCATCAAGTCGATGGAGTTCACCATATCCATGCCCCCATTTATCGGATGCAACAATAGAAAGCATCTGACAGCACTCAAGGGGCATTTTAACAATGTGCTTGTCGGGTAGAACTTGAGCAGACTCCTTGGGAGAGGAGCAAGTCACAAAGATGTTCATGGTTTTTTCCAGCAGAAACAGTCGTCAAAAATGCTGATCGGACTAATTATAGCACAGTCTTTCCTGAAGTCACGAACTGCGTCTTTGACTTGAATGTGATGATAGTCATGTCCGATGAAAAGACCCCCAGATTTTACTTTACAATACCAGTCCTCCATGTGATCGTAGGTTGTATTGTAAGTTGTGTGAGAATCTACAAATACAAAATCAAGAGTTTCATCTTCAAATCTTTTAGAAGCCTTTGATGATTTTTCTTCATAAAAGACTACTTTATCTGCATGACCTGACCACTTTATTTTATTAACTGCAACTGCCCTAACAAGTTCAATTGCTTTTTCGGTCATTCCCATTACAGGTTCAGAATCTGGATCATCGGGACCAACGTAAGGATTATCAATATCATCAAGCCTTAGATAATCTTGATATGGGAGATATGGATCAACTCCATATAAAGTTTTTATATTACAGTTTGCAAGTATCGTTACGAAACTAGTAGCTTCAAATACTCCACACTCAACACCAACGAGATCTGCCCCGAGCATGTTAATCGCATGAATAATACTCTTTACATCAGAATTTTTTGATGTATGTGACTGATCATGAAAGTTGTAATATTCGTCATCAGTGTAGATATTTGGATCTTCTAGGTATAACCAGTTTCCATTATTCATATCATTTACTCCAAAGGTCTTTCAAAGACATTAGATATAATATCAGTTGCCTTCAGTTCTTCTTTCATATACTCCATTCCTTTTTCAGGAATGGCAGTCTCCCCACAAGTAAACACATCACAGACAGCCATGCCTTTCTCAGGCCAAGTATGAATACTAATGTGGGATTCAGCAAGCATAGCAACACCAGTTACACCCTGAGGATCAAACTTATATGTTGCTAAGTTGAGTAATATGGATTTTGATTCTTTTGTTGCATTATAAAGGAGCATTTTGATGTTTTGTTCATCATCAAGTAACTCAAAGGGGCAACCCTTCAGAGTAAAAAGAATATGTTTCATGTTAGTCCCACCTAAGGGTATGCAGATACTTTAAAACGTTTTCGCGTACATCCATCAATTCATGGTAGCACTTTTGATTGTGAGCACATTGTCTCAATGCTGGGTCTGGTTTTAATACTGATTCAGTAAAGATATCCAGACCACGATTCCATTTTTCTTGTTTAGATTCACCATCATCAATGACGTACTGATCTTTCATTTTGCTTACTTAAATTACTTTACAACAGAATCGGGTTCAAGTGCAATATAGTAGCAGAGATTCCTGTCTTTTGACGTAAACTTAGAAAGTAGTTTATTGGAAACAACAACATCATACCGACCTGGAATAATCTTGATGTTTTCTACTTTAAAGTTGAAAGAAAACTCTGAATCAGTTTCACCAACAATGATTGAAAAATCATTTGAGGTATCATTTTTCTTGTCCCACACAACTAGTTTCACAACACCTGCTTCACCAACAGCAGAGATGTCTGGAAGTTGATATACAGAAGAAGCCTTGAGAAGTTTATCTAGTTCTTGGGTATTTAGTTCAAAAAATATATCTTCAGTAGGAAGAGCAATTTCCTTCTCGGGAGGACTTACAATCACACTGGGATCAGCAAAGAAATACTTAGATCGCATCTTACCCTCACGGATAACAACATATCCGTAATTTTCAAAGTCTAGTTCTGGACTCTGATGGAGAGAAAGTCCGTTCAGAAATTGGTTCAAATCATAGATACCAAAATCTTGAGGAATATCTTCTACAATCTCTGCTTCTGCAAGAATGTTCTTCATAACACTGATAGTGCGAAGTTTATTACCTTCCTTGAAGAGGATGGATTGATTGATGCTACCAAAGTTCTTGAGAAGAGAAAGAGTTTTTTCAGAAAGTTTCATAATTACCTTTAGGCTGATTGTGGATTCCAGAGAAGTGATAGAGGAGAACGCAATAATGAATTGCTTTTAGGATGTCCATCTTGGACTTTCCTCCCTTCCTACCAAAACGAGAAAGATATTTGATAGCATTTGATCGGCAGAATGGTTCTGCGTCACCAATTGCTTCAATAAGATCAAGAGTCTGAGTCTTGGAATCAGGGGACGTATAATGTGCATTATATGTTGAAGAGAGATAGTCCCGAATCTCCTTCATAGTTTTATCTTCTTCGTACTTCCAGAATCCATTCTTCTCAGTGGATTCTAGATTCAATTCAATTTTATCATCCATGTTTAGATTAATAGTGTCGTTTGCATAATCCATATTCACCATCTGCGCTGCTCCGAAATTATATGCATCTTCAGAAAAAATATCACCAGTAAAGGTAATAGTATCAGGAGATGCGTCAGCAGCAACAAAAGGATTAGGGCGATCAAGATCATTGCGATCATAATCATACCAGAATTCAGAGTGTTTCACGGGATCCTTCTTCATAGTGTCTTCGTATCGGTCTTCAAAATTTTCCATCTCATCATAAAGTAAAGTCCAAGCATTCACCATTCTATCAGACCTCCGTGGAATTTGCAAAGTCAACATCAGCATCAACCTTATCGTACAGTTCCATGAAGGACTGCTTAGTCTCATCATCAAAGCGATTCACACAGACTTCAATAGCCTTTGCCTTATCGCCAAAGATGCTGTATGCACGGATGATATGCACCAGACGACGGGTGGATATGATCTCGTCTACACCACCATCATAGAACGTTTTACGGATAATGTCTCCCCAGTCAACCAAACGATTACAGAAATCAGCATCCTTGACGCTAAGAGACTCTGCACACTTCTGAAGAATCTTCTGTTCAGTTGCAGGAGAAGGATACTCTTGCTCAAAGGTTACGGGGAAACGCTCTAGGAAGGCTTCATTGAGCACGTTAGTTCCAATGAATCGCCCGTCGTCGCTACCTTTACCTTTAGTGTTTGCTGTGGCGATGACGTTGAATCCACTTGCAGGGTCAACTCGCCGTCCGATTTTCTTAAGGAATACTCCTTTTCCTTCAAGGATAGATTGGAGACAGAGAATTTTATTAGAGGCAAGGTCGATCTCGTCAAGGAGCAGTACAGCTCCTCGTTCGAGTGCTTCCACGACTGGGCCATTGTGCCAGACGGTGTTACCATCAACAAGGCGGAAACCGCCAATAAGATCGTCTTCATCAGTTTCGATTGTAATGTTTACACGGATCAATTCCCGTCCGAGTTGAGCGCACGCTTGTTCGATAGAGAACGTCTTGCCGTTACCAGAAAGACCTGTAAGGAACGTCGGATAGAAGAGACGGGACGAAATAATTTTTTTAATATCAGCGAAGTTACCAAAGCGGACGAAGGTATCATCTTTAATCGGGATAAGGTTCTGTTCAACTGCAGGCATGACTGCAGGAGAATTATAACTCACTTCAAGATCCTTAACAGTCTCTTTAGTTACTTCCAGATTCCACTTACCACGACCAACTTTATAGTCAGTCAGTTTGTTGGTGATGGTCTGATAGTTGAAGTCATTCATGTTGCAGAATGCCTTGATCTCTGCAGAAGTAACCGACTCACCATAAGATTCACGAAGGCAGTTGATGATGCTTTCTTTGGAGAGACCCATTAGTTGTTTTGTTTAACTGAAGTTATTATAGGGCAGAGT